ATGAAAAGAACTGATAATATTCAGTCTCTTGCAGATCAAGTTCAAAGATTAGAAGCTATGCAGCAACAACTTGAAATACAGGAAGATGCACTTAAAGAAAAGAAAAAACAAATACAGCACATATCAGGTGAAGTTATACCAACTATGATGTCTGAAATGGGTTTAGCAGAATTAAAACTTCATGATGGATCACATCTAAAAGTTTCAACGTCGTACCGTGCAACCATAACGGAAGCAAACAAGGAAGCGGCGTATAACTGGCTTCGTGAAAATGGCTTAGGCGATATAATCAAAAATGAGATATCCGTATCGTTTGGTCGTAACGAGGATAACAAGGCGGCTGATTATGCCGAACTTGCAAAAGGTCAAGGGTTTCAACCGACACAAAAGATGAAGGTAGAACCCATGACCTTGAAAGCGCTAGTCCGTGAGCGTATTGAGGCGGGTAAAGAAATGCCAACGGAAATCTTCGGGGTGTTCTCGGAGAATAAAACTACAATAAAAAGGAACAAGTAACATGAACCAAGTAGCAAAGAAAAAAGAAGGAGCATTAGCAACATTTGATATGGAAGCTGATGCAAATAAAGGAGCTCAAAATATATCGCAAGAAGATCTTGCGTTGCCTTTCTTAAAAATTTTGGGACAACTATCTCCGGAAGTTAATAAAAGAGATGGTAAATATGTCGAGGGCGCAGAGCCAGGCAAGATCATAAATACTGTGACTAATGACTTATATGATATGGTATCCGTAGTACCTTGTCATTATAAGAGACAGTACATTGAATGGCAAGACAGAGGTACCAGCACTGGTGCACCTGTTGCAATTCACGAGGCAGACAGTGATATAGTAAGTCAAACTACTAGAGGTAAAGACTACAAAGATAGATTAGCAAATGGTAATTATCTTGAAAATACTGCAAGCCACTTTGTACTAATCGTTGGTAGAAACCCACAAACAGCTTTGATTTCTATGAAATCTACTCAATTAAAAGTTAGTAGAAAATGGAACTCAATGATGATGGGTTTAAAAATGCAGGGTAAAAATGGTTTGTTTACTCCGCCAACTTATAGCCACGTTTATAATTTAAAAACTGTTCAGATGTCTAATGACAAAGGAACATGGTTTGGTTGGGACGTAGAAAAAGTTGGACCCGTTACCGAGAAACACGAATATGAAATGGCGAAAGCTTTTGCATTAAGTGTAGGTAAAGGTGAGATACAAGCAAAACACGGAACCGAAGAAACATCTAAGTCGGCTTCAAATTACTAACAGTATCCTAGGTAGTGGGCGCCGAAGCGAGAGGGGAAGCGCCCACTTGCATTTATTATGATTGAGAAATTTAAACAAATATTTGCAGGATTAGACCGTGCGCATGGTGTCACCATCGTGGGTGAGTCAAATGGGAATGGCACAAAAGTAAAAGGAAAATCTTTTGTAAAGAGAGAACCTGTTACTGATGAACTATGGCAGAAACACTTAGACGGTGTAGATAGTTTAGGTGTCATACCCATTAATGATGAAAATAAATGTAAATGGGGATGCATAGATATAGATTCTTATGCAGGCTTTGATCATCAAAAACTTATAAACAAAATTAAACAATTTAAATTACCTCTGATAGTATTTAGATCAAAATCAGGAGGTGCACATGTATTTTTATTTGCAACTGATTATGTATCAGCAGGATTAATGCAAGACAAATTAAATGAGATTAGATCTGTATTGGGTTATGGAGGATCCGAAGTTTTTCCTAAGCAAAGAGAATTAAAATCGAAAGATGATACAGGAAACTTCCTTAACTTACCATACTTTAATTGTAGTAATACAACGAGATACGCCTTTCTCGAGAATGGCGAAGCTGCTACACTAGATGCTTTTTTTGAACTACAAGAAAGATATAAACAAGATGACATCAGCACAATAGAAGTTACGAGACCAGAAACACCATACTCTGATGGACCACCCTGCGTAGAGCTTATGGTACAAAATAAAGTTGGCGAAGGTGGTAGAAACAATGCATTGTTTCATTATGGTGTATATGCAAAGTCTAAGTGGCCAGAAAATTGGAAAACAAAAATAATTTTATTTAATGAATCAGCAATGGCACAACCATTGTCAGATATAGAAGTAAACATCATAACAAAGCAACATGAAAAAAAAGATTGGGGATATAAATGTAATGATCAACCCATGTGTAGTTTGTGTGATAAAAAATTATGTAAGACTAGAAAGTTTGGTATTGGTCAAGAGATAACATTTCCAAATCTTACAGATCTACAAGTTGTGGCGTTAGAAGAACCTTACTATTACATGAATGTAGATGGAGATAGATTATATCTTGACTCTGCAAAACATTTGACAAACCAAAGTTTATTTCAAGAAGAGTGCGTAAAACAATTACGATTTAATCCACCAACATTAAAAACAAACGATTGGAAAAAACTTACAAATATATTGTTAGAAAATGCAGAAGTAACAGAACCTGCGGAAGGCACAGGCACAAAAGATTTATTAAAAAATTATTTAGAAGATTATTGTTTAAACAGAATACAAAAAGATAAACTAGATGAGATTAAAACGGGTGGTACGTTTACAGACGAGGGTTTTCATTACTTTGTATTTGATAATTTTTATAATAAATTTTTACTTAGAAATCATTGGAAGATACCATATCAAAGAACATCACAAATGCTTCGAGATAATTTAAAATGTTTTACTAAACGTGTTACGAAAGCAAAGATATCAGTTTTTGTGGTGCCACAATTTGACAAGAAGGATGATAATTATAAAGAAAAATCTTACAAGAAAGAACATAACTACTAATGACACATATATATTTTGGACCACCAGGCACAGGAAAAACAAGAAAACTAATTGAAAAGGTAGAAGAATATTTAAACAAAGGTATTGACCCAGAAACAATTGGGTTTTTTACTTTTAGTAGAAATGCTGCAAAAGAAGCTAGAGACAGAATGAAAGAAAAATTTGGTTTGTCTGAAGATAGTCTACCATACTTTAGAACGCTTCACTCACTTGGTTTTGAGGTGTTAGGTTACACAAAAGAAATGGTTATGAAATCTGATGACTATAAAGCAATTGGTAAAAAATGTGGAATAGAAGTTAGTTATGCATCTTGGGATGAAGATAATGGTGGTTTGTTTACATCAGATAGCCCTTACCTAAGTTTAATTAATTTATCAAAATCAAAAAATATTACTGTTGAACAACAATATAATTTAGGACAACACAAAGAAGATCTAGATTCTAGTGTTTTATATAAATTAGAAAAAGAAATAATGAACTACAAGAGAGATACTAAAAAAATAGATTTTAATGATATGATAAATCAGATGGTGGCTAAAAATATTTATAGAAACTTTAAAGTTTCTTTTATAGATGAGGCACAAGATTTATCGGTAGTGCAATGGCAATTAGGTGATCTAATAGAAAAAAATTCAGGATCTTTGTATGTTGCTGGTGATGATGATCAATGCATATACCCATGGAGAGGTGCTGATGTTAAAAGTTTTTTAAATTTAAAAGGAACAAGAGAGGTTTTAAAAACTTCTTGGAGAGTTCCACAAGAAGTTTTTAATATTGCACAAAAAATAATACACAGAATACCAAAAAATAATAGGGTCCAAAAAGAATGGAAACCAAAAAAAGAAAAAGGATCATTCACAGAACATGATGATATTAGTCAAATTCAAAACCAACTTAAAACAGGTAAATGGTTGGTATTAGGTAGAGATAGATGGAGATTAAATAAACTAGAAGAATTTTTTAAAGACAATAATATATACTACGAAAGAGCAAAGAAAGATAATCCAATAAAAGATAAATACAGGGCAGTAGATTTGTATGAAAATAAATTAAAAAAAGGAGAGGCATTATGTTACGAAGATTGTCACGAGATAAAGAAAAAAATGTTAAAAAACGAATGGACACCTTCGTTGTTTAAAGCAATGGTGCCGAATAAATTTTATACTATGGACATGTTAAAAAGGGATTTTGGTTTAAAAACAAACTTACCATGGCAAGCTGCCTTTACAAGAATGGGTAAAAATGATACAGATAAAATTAAAGAGTTGATTAAAAGAGGAGAAGATTTAGTAAATGGAGCAAGAATAAAATTAGCAACTATACATGGTGTGAAAGGCAATGAAAGAGATAATATTATATTACCACTTCAATTATCAAAAGCGTCTAAAGAAGCTTACATTACAAATCCAGATGACGAACACAGGGTTATGTATACGGGCGTTACAAGAACAAAAAGTAATTTACATATAATATACGGAGGAGAAGGAGATTATGAACTATGACAAATAAAGTTTGGGATAAACAACACGGAGGATCACACTATCAGAAATATAAAATTCAGCCTAGTAAGTTTGTAGTAGAGAATGAATTGCTATACCCTGAAGGCTGTGCTATAAAATATATAATAAGACATCGTGACAAGGGAAAGAAACAAGATTTATTGAAAGCAATACATTTTATAGAAATGATAATGGAAAGGGACTATAGTGAAACCGATATTTAAACCACAAACAGAATGGTTACCACCACAAACTTTTCCTGACTTATCTGATTACAGTGAGATATCAATCGACTTAGAAACTAGAGATCCTGATTTAAAAACTCTTGGATCAGGTTCTGTTGTAGGCAGAAGCGAGATTGTCGGTATAGCCGTTGCTGTTCAAGGCTGGTCTGGATATTATCCAATAGCACATGAAGGCGGTGGCAACATGGATAAGAAGATGGTTCTTAAATGGTTTCAAGATATACTAAACACAGAATCTATCAAAATATTTCACAACGCTATGTATGACGTATGTTTTATACGTGCTGCAGGCCTTAAAATTAATGGAACTATCGTAGATACCATGATTGCTGGCTCTCTAGTGGACGAGAATCGCTTTAGATATGATTTAGGCAGTATGGGTCGTGATTACCTTGGAAGAGGCAAAAACGAGGCTGTATTGAACGAAACAGCAGCTATCTGGGGTGTGGATGCTAAATCTGAGATGTATAAACTACCTGCTATGTATGTAGGTGAATATGCTGAGAGAGACGCGGAGATGACCTTAGAGCTATGGCAAGAAATGAAAAAAGAAATCTATACGCAAGACATAGAGGATATTTTTAATTTAGAGATTGAACTTTTTCCTTGCCTCGTTGATATGCGGTTTTTAGGAGTGCGAGTAGACGTTGAAGCAGCGAATCAATTAAAACAGAAACTATTAGCAGAAGAAAAAGAATGCTTACAAAAAGTAAAAAAAGAAACATCAATAGATATCCAAATATGGGCTGCTCGATCGATTGCGCAAGTTTTTGAAAAACTTCGCCTACCTTTTGACCGAACTGAAAAAACAAATTCTCCATCATTTACCAAAAATTTTTTACAGAACCATCCACATCCGATAGTTCAAAAGATTGCACGGGCTAGAGAAATAAATAAAGCACAT